ACCTCGGGGTCGCGCTGACATCAGGAGCCCTGTTCACAGCCGAAGTTGCGATCAGCACCACCTGACGCGACTGCGCCAGTAACAGCATGGCAGCGATTCTGATACCGGGACGCGGGCTGCGGCCGCCACGATGGCCGATGCACCTGATCGAGGGCCACCCGCTCGTGGACGGGATGGTGGCCTTCGTTCCGTTGGTGCACCCGGGCGCGTACATCAACCTCGTCAACGGCGGGGGGCCCGACGCGCAGGCTGGCATGACAGGCAAGGCGCGTGCCTTTATGGCGCGCTCGCCGGGGCGCGTGGGCTCCGATCGCGTCGGCGTGCTGTTCGGCGGCTCGAGTTACCTGCGCTTCCCGCTCGGCGTGACGCAGCAGTACAACTGGTCGCTCGCGTGCGGGTTCTTCGGTAGCACCTGGCCGTCGGCTACGCGCATCGCGGCCAGCGTATGCGCGGCGACCGGCTCGAATGAGGCGGCGCCGTCGCTCGGTCATAACGCGACCAACCAAGTCTCGTGCTTCACGCTGTCGAGCGTGGGCGGCTCCACGGTTCACGCGACCGGCACGACGCTCTCGGGCGCGACCGCCGTCCGCTGCGCGGGCCAGGTAACCTCGAACGTCGCGCGCCGCCTGCACGAGGAGCTGTGGACAGACACCAGCAACAGCACGTCGCAGGCCGCGAACACCGCCTCGACGCACCTGTTCGTCGGCGGGCGATATGACCAAGGCACCACGCCGGGTGCCGCGTGGACCGAGGCCATCGAGTACGCGGCGATCTGGAATCGCGTGCTCGCCCGCGCCGAGTTCCTCGAGTTCAACGAGAACCCGTGGGCGCTGGTCGGCCGCAACGTAGCCAGGGAGTACTTCTTCATCGTTCGGGCCGGCACCGCCGCTCAGAACGTGAGCCCAGCCCCGTTCGATCAGACTCAGGGCTGGGGAACGCCGCAGCTCATCGTCGATCGGCGCATCGACGGCACGGCCTGGGCGAACAGCACGGTATTCGGGACAGTCTCCTCGCCCCCGGCGCAGCTGGACCTGAACATCGCCGGCACGGCCTTCGCGAACGTCCAGACCTACGGCACCGCCGCGGTCAGCATCGGGGGCGCGGCGCAGAGCATCAACGCGACCTCGTTCGCGAACTCTCAGATATTCGGCACGGCCCGGCTCGATCGCACGATCGCCGGGGTCGCCTTCGCCAACGCGCAGACCTACGGCACGGCCACGCTGGTGGTGGACCGCAGGATCGACGGCACCGCGTTCGCCAACGTCACGACCTTCGGCACGGCCCGCCTCGACCTCAACATCGCGCCCTCCGCGCTGGTGAGCTCGCAGACCTTCGGCACCGCGGCCGTCACGCTCGGCGCGGCGCAGAACGTGTCGCCGGCCTCCTTCGTCAACGCCTCAACCTTCGGCACGGCCAGGCTGGACCTGCAGCTGCTCGGCGTCGGCTGGGGCAACGTCCAGAGCTACGGCACCGCCCAGGTGCTCAAGCTGGACCAGTGGCTCGAGCCCGCCTCGATCGTCGGCGTCACCGCGTTCGGCACCGCTCGCGTCAACTACAACGTGTTCCCGTCCGGCCTCGTGAACGGCCAGAGCTACGGCACGACGACGGTGCGCGTCGACCCGCAGGTGCTTGCCGAGGGCTTCACGGTGGACCATGTGTTCGGCACCCCGGTGGTGACCGGCGGCGCCGCGCCCGATGTCACGATCGTCGGCAGTCAGATCCGAGTTGTTCAGGCCAGAATCTCAGTGAGGTAACCCATGCCAGGCTTCGACGGCGCCTACAGCGCATCCCGCTGGTCCAGCGGCAACATCACCCCGAGCGACACGCTCACGATCGAGCCGCGCTACGACGGCCTGTGGATCGGCGGGGCCGGCGATGTCGTCGCGGAGGATCGCGAGGGCCGGATCGCCACGTTCAAGTGCGTAGCCGGCAGCGTGCTGCCGATTTCCCCAATGCGGATCCGCGCCACCGGCACGACCGCGACCAACATCGTGGGGATGCGGCCGTGAGCATTTGGGCCCAGCCTCCGCCGCAGGGCGAGGCCTCGTTCGATCCGAAGGACGCGGCGCTGTTCGTGTACGGCATGTGCGTGAAGGCGGCGCAGGAGCTCGCCGGAAAGGGTGAGCGGCTGTCGCTGCAGTGCTCGAAGCACACCTTCGAGAGCCACCTCGACGTGCCGGCCATGATCGCGGGTCCGTGGCACACCTGGGACATCGACGACCGCGTGGACAACGGCGTCCTGCTGCTCCGTGCGGCCAAGCTCGACGAGGCCCACGAGGAGCTCGGGCGCATCGTCGGTCGGATCAACATCAGCGAAGGAGCGATCCTGCATTGAAACCGAGGGGCGGGCGCCGGCCAGGGGCGGGGCGCCCCAAAGGGCGCAAGAACCGCAAGACCGAGGAGCGCCTCGAGCACGTCAAGGAGCTGGCCAAGGCCGGCCTGACGCCGCTCGAGTACATGCTCGCGGTGATGCGGGACGAGAAGGCCGACGAGGAGCGCCGGCTCGACGCGGCGAAGTCGGCCGCTCCATACGTCCATCCGAAGCTGGCGCAGACAGAGCTCAACGTGAAGGGCGACCTGAGGACCATGACCGACGATGCGCTGCGGAGCGAGCTGGCGAAGCTGCTCGAGGAGCCGGCCGTGGCGCTCGCGATGGCCGAGTCCAAGGGGAACGCATGAGCAGCGAGACCCTGCAGCGTGCGCTCGTGCTCGCCGCGGAGCTCGCCGCGCGCTCGAGGCGGAAGATCGGCCAGCTGTTCCCCGATGAGGGCCCGCTGCGCCGCGAGCTCTACGCCAAGCATCTGCAGTTCTTCGCCGCAGGCCTCGAGCACGAGGAGCGCTGCTTCCTCGCCGCGAACCGCATCGGCAAGACGACCTCGGCCGGCGGGTACGAGGTCGCGCTGCACCTGACCGGGCTGTACCCGAAGTGGTGGCCGGGCCGGCGCTTCGATCGCCCGACGACCGGCTGGGCCGCGGGCGACACCGGGCAGACCACGCGAGACATCATCCAGGCCTCGCTGCTCGGCACGGAGCAGGGCGACCTCGGACTGCTGCCGAAGGACGCGATCCTCAAGACGACGCCGAAGCCCGGCGTCCCGCAGGGAATCGACACGGTGCGCGTGCGCCACTCCTCGGGTGGAGTCTCGGTCTTGGGATTCAAGAGCTACGACCAGGGGCGCCGTGCCTTTCAAGGCACCAAGCTCGACTTCGTGTGGTTCGACGAGGAGCCGCCGTTCGACGTGTACAACGAGGCCTTGATGCGAACCGCGAGCACAGTGCCGGGCGAGACCGGCGGACTGATGCTCTGCACGTTCACGCCGCTCGAGGGCATGAGCGAGACCGTCCTGTACTTCCTGCCCGATGGGGAGATTCCCAAATGAACCGCCGCGACCTGTTCAAGGGCCTCCTGGCCGTCACCGTCACGCCGATCGCCATCAAGGCGGCGCAGGCCTTGCCGGCCATCCCGGCGCAGGCTTCGAGCGCGCCGCTGCTGACCCCGGAAGCAGTGTCACGCGAGGCGCTGCGCGTCCTGAATCAGCACCTTCGGGTGCGGCAGGTTTACGACCTCGAGCGCGACCAGTACCTCTGGCGTGCGGACGTGAAGCACGGCGACCGGCAGCTGCACGTCGGGGCGTATGCGCCGGGCTCGATCGACGACCCGCGCCAGGCGGAGGCCCTCGAGCAGTTCCGTGAGGCGGCCGGCGAGGCAATCTGGAGAGAGCTTGGCAAGTGAGCAAGGCCGTGATCATGGCCGGCTGGGACGACGTTCCGCACCTGTCGGAGGCGGAGCGTGCGCGACTGCTGGCCGCGACACCGCCCTACCTCAGGGACGCGCGCTCCAAGGGCATCCCGGCGCTTGGCTCCGGCGCGATCTACCCGCTGTCGATCGACGACATCACGGTGCCGCCGTTCGTGATCCCGGTGCACTGGCCGCGGGCCTACGGCCTCGACGTGGGCTGGAAGGCGACCGCAGGCCTGTGGGGCGCCTGGGACCGGGACAGCGACACGATCGTCTGCTTTGCGGAGTACAAGCGCGGCCACGCGGAGCCGGCCGTGCACGCCTCCGCCATTCGAGCTCGAGGCGCCAAGCTCGTCGGCGCGATCGACCCGGCCTCGAGGGGCCGGAGTCAGAAGGACGGCGAGAAGCTCATGGATGCCTACACCAACGAGGAGCAGCTCACGCTCCTCAAGGCCAAGAACGCTGTCGAGGCGGGCCTGTTCGAGTGCTGGCAGCGGTTCACGACCGGCCGGCTCAAGCTGTTCGCATCCCTCGGTCAGACGCTCGCGGAGCTGCGGCTTTACCGCCGCGACGAGCATGGCAAGGTCGTCAAAGAGAACGATCACCTGATGGACGCCCTGCGCTACCTCGTGATGACTCGCGAGGACATCTTCAACTGGACCGTTCCCGATGAGGGCGACGGCGACGACACGCGGCACCGCCGCAGAGGAGACCAATCATGGATGTCGGCATGACCGGCGAAGGCCAGCAGGCCAAGACCACGGGCCATACCACGCTGCTCCAAGAAATGCGCGAGCGAGCGAAGGAAGCCAACGAGGCCTGGGGACCAATCCACAAGCAGGCCACCGACGACGTGCGGTTCGCGGTGAAGGGGGATCAGTGGCCGGAGCAGGTGAAGGCCGCGCGCAACGACGCGAAGGCGCCGCGCCCCATGCTCACGATCAACCAGCTGCCGAAGTACCTGCGGCAGGTTCTCGGTGACGGCAAGCAGAACCGCCTGTCGATCACGGTCTCGGCCGTCGAAGGGAATCGGAGCGCCCGGGTCAAGAACATGGCCGGCACGCGCGACTACACCTTCGCACAGATCATGGAGGGCATGATCCGGAACATCGAGTACACGTCGAAGGCGGAGCGCGCCTACGACAAGGCGCTCGAGCACTGCGCGGACGGCGGGTTCGGCTGGCTGCGCGTCATCAAGCGCTACACCCGGCCGGACGGGTTCGAGCAGGAGCTCGCGATCCGCGGCGTCCGCAATCGCTGGTCGGTGCTCATGGACCCGGTGGCGATGATGAGCGACGAGCCGGACATGGCCGACGCGAACTACGGCATCGTGAGCACGGTCGTCGGCGCGAAAGAGGCCCGCCGCAAGTGGGGCAAGGACGTGCGCGACTCCGGCGAAGTCGTCGAGAGCGAGCAGGTTGCGCTCGACGCATGGTGGTCGGACGGCGTGGCGCTGCGCCTGGCCGAGTACTACTACGTCGAGGAAAAGACCGTCCGCTACTACCTGCTGTCGGATGGCCGCGTGCTCGAGGAGGGCGACTACGAGGCCGCGAAGGCCGCGCTCGCGAAGGCTGGCATCGCCGCGATCAAGGACCGCAAGGGCATCAAGCGGTGCGTGTACTGGACGCTCTCGGATGGCGTCAACGTGCTCGAGGGACCGTTCAAGTGGGACGGCGGCTACATCCCCCTGGTCCCGATCCTCGGCCCGGAGGTGCTCCTCGACGGCAAGTTCGAGTACCAGAGCTTGTTCCGGCACGCGCACGACGCACAGCGATCGTTCAACTACTGGTACACCGCCGCGACCGAGGCCGTGGCCATGCAGCCGAAGGCGCCCTGGCTCGCTGACGCCGCGTCGATCGCCGGCTTCGAGGACGACTACGAGCGGGCGTCCTACGAGCCGATCCAGCTGCTCAAGTACCGGGCACGCGAGGGCGTGGACAAACCCGCGCGAGTCGGGCCGGCCAACAACGCGGGCGCCGAGATTGGCATGGCCCTCGCCGCGAACGAAAACATCAAGAACACGGTGGGCATGTTCGACGCCTCGGTCGGCCAGCGCTCGAACGAGACCTCCGGCGTGGCGATCGAGGCCCGCAACCGCGAGGCCGACGTGGGCACGTTCGCGTGGCACGACGCGCTGGCCAAGGGCGTCGAGCAGATCGGCCGGATCCTCTGTGACGTGATCCCGAAGGTGTACGACACCCAGCGCCAGATGCGCCTGCGGATGCCGGACGAGTCCGAGGATTGGGTGACCATCAACGAGGAAGTGATCGACGAGCAGGGCAACACGGTCAACATCGTGGACCTGGCCTCGTGCCGCTACGACGCGGTGGTCAAGAGCGGGCCCAGCTTCACCACCCAGCGCAAGGCTGCGGCGGCGTCCATGACCGAGTTTATGCGCGTCGTCCCGCCCGCGGCCGGCGTCATCGGAGACCTCGCGGCCGAGGCGATGGACTGGCCGCACTCCGACAAGATCGCCAAGCGGCTCCGCAAGACGGTGCCGCCGGCCATGCTCGAGCCCGACGAGCTCGAGGAGCTGCAGGGCTCGCAACCCCAGGAGCCGCCCCCGCCGTCGCCGCAGGAGCAGCTGGCCATGCGCGAGCTCGAGCTCAAGGACAGGGAGCTGTCGCTCCGCGAGAAGGAGCTCGAGGTCAAGGCTCTCGAGACCGCCGCGAAGGTCGAGCAGGCCAAGGCCATGAAGCCCGAGAACGTCAAGGAGATCGTGGCCGAGGCCCTCGCGGAGCTCGTTGCGGGTGTGCCGGCGCGTGCCGGCGGTGAATTTGGAAGCTGAATCACGGAGCAAGAGGAGGAGTAATGGGAGATTCAACCACGGTGACAGAAGAACTGTTGCCCGACCGTCTGCCGGATGTCGTGACCGAGGACGGTCCATCAGGCTCATCTGGTGAGCCTGCGGATCACGAGGACGCTGACCACCCATCGAGCGGCGAGCTCGATGCGGCCGACTTCGAGCCCGAGCCGAACGCAGAAGCGGAGGCCGGCGAGGATGACGGCCACAAGCCCGGCGACGACAAGCCGCCGCGCCAGAGCAAGAACGCCTGGCAAAAGAGCGTCGATCGGCTGACGAGACAGCGGGCCGAGCTCGAGCGCACCCTCGCGGAAGAACGCGGACGGCGCCTCGCACTCGAGGAACTGATCGCGAAAGGGATCAGTCCCAAGGCCGCCGCCGAGCAGCTCGACGCCCAGGAGGCCGAGAGCAACCGCCCGGAGGAGCCCCAGCCCGAGGACTTCGATTCGATCGAGGACTACGCGAAGGCGTACTCCAAGTGGGAGCGGGAGGCCGAGGCGGCGACAGCGCCGAAGCCGTCAGCACCGGCCCGCGAGGAGCAATGGGCACCGAGCCAGGAGTCGCTCGAGGTTCGCCAGCAGTCCTTCGAGGCTGCCAAGGCGCGCTTCGAGGATGTCGAGGACCGACTGGATGCAGTCGCCCCGGCGCTCTCCCTGCCGATGCTCAAGGCCATCGAGTTCGACGAGGACGGCGCCAGCATCATGGCCGCTCTTGCCGATCACCCCGATGAGCTCAAGCGCATCGCGTCCCTGACCAGCGAAGCCCAAGTCTCCAAGGCCCTACAGCGGTTCGCGGGCCGAGTGCTCGTCGATGAGCCGTCAGCCTCAACCCCGGCAAAGCCGGACCTGGCCGACAACACCGACGACGACACTCCGCGGATCAATCGACAACCCCCGGCAGTGAGGGTTTCTCGAGCGCAGCCGATTGGGACAGTGCTGAACGGCGGACGGGTCTCCGGTAGTGTCGATCTGGACTCACTGAACCAGGCCGAATACGAGGAGGAAATGAACCGACGCGAGGCGCGGCGACGGCGATGAGCTCGAGGGGTCTGAGCTGCCTGCCAAGCAGGAGTTTCGCTCATGGGCACTCAGACCCTTCTCACCCCGTCGATCATCGCGAAGGAAGGCCTCCGCGTCCTCAAGAACAACCTCGTGGCCGGCCGGCTCGTTCATCGCGAGTACAAGAACGAGTTCGTGAAGATCGGCTCGACGGTGACCATCCGCAAGCCGGTGAAGTTCGTGGCCTCGGACGGCGCGACCCGCGTCGATCAGGACGTGACCGAGACCAGCACGTCGGTGGTCATCAACAAGCGCAAGCACGTCAGCTGGAACTTCTCCTCGCAGGATCTCACCCTGACGATCGAGCAGTACAGCGAGCGCTACATCCAGCCGGCGATCGGCGTCCTCGCGGACCAGATGGACCTCGACACGCTCGTCCTGTTCAAGGACGTGAACAACCAGGTCGGCACGCCGGGCACCACGCCGAACGCCTTCTCGATCCTGGGCGATGCGGCGGCGAAGCTGGACCTCGAGGCGGCACCGAAGGCCGATCGCTCCGTCGTCCTGGGCCCGGTGGCCAACTGGACGATGGCCGACGCCCTCAAGACGCTGCTCAACGCCGACATGAACCGCGACTTCGTTCGCAAGGGCATGTTGGGCAACATCGCCGGAGCCGACATCTACGCGAGCCAGAACGTCCCGACGTGGACCTACGGCCCGCGTGGCGGTGCTCCGCTGGTGAACGGCGCCGGACAGACCGGGACGAGCCTGGTCACGGACGGCTGGACCGCGGCCGCGGCGACCCGCGTGGCGGTGGGCGACGTGTTCACGATCGCCAGCGTGTTCGCCGTGAACCCGGTGAACAAGCAGAGCACCGGGCAGCTGCGGCAGTTCGTCGTGGCCTCCGGCTCGAACACGGCCTCGGACGGCGCCGGCAACCTCACGCTGACGATCAGCCCGCCGATCACCACGTCCGGCGCGTACCAGACGGTGACGGCCGGTGCGGCCGACAACGCCGCGCTGACGTTCGTCGGCACGGCCTCGACGAGCTACCCGCACAACGGCATGTTCCACCGCGATGCCTTCGCGCTGGTCACCGTGCCGCTCGAGCTGCCGCGGGGCGCGACGTTCAAGGCCCGCGCCAGCTACGACGGCGTGTCGGTGCGCGTGATCAACGACTACGACATCGACAACGACCGGGACATCATCCGGCTCGACGTGATGTACGGCACCAAGACGCTGTACCCCGAGCTGGCCTGCCGCATCGTCGGCTGATCGAGTCGAGACCGTGACCTGGGGCGCCGGCACCTGACCCTGCCGGCGCCCCCTTTTTTTACAGGGTCAGATTGGAGGAAGCATGGGACAACCGGAAGTGCGATACGACGGCCTGACCATCGGAGAAATCCGGCGGTTGCGGGACGCGGAAATGACGCCGAAGCAGAAGCTCGCGCTCTACGGGCCGGGCAACACCGGCACGATGAAGTACCGCGTCATCGAGCGCGACGGCAAGCGCCTGCTGGTCAATCGCGAGTTCGCGGCCGATCAGGAAATCCCGCCCGGGTGGGAGGACTCCCCGATGGCCTTCGGCGTCGAGACCGCGCCCGCGTCGGCGCACGTCAGCGACGAGGGGTACGACGCGGTGATGGGAGAGGTCGCCGTACCGGACACCGAGGAGCCGGCGCGCAAGACGGCCCGCTCGAAGTAACAGGAGGAGCTGGCGATGGCCACCGCACGCGACATCATCACTCGAGCGCTGCGGCGCGCTCACGTCATCGCCAACGGCGAGACCCCGGCCGGCGAGCTGCTGACCGGGGCCCTCGCTTCGCTCAACGAGATGCTCGAGGCGTGGCAGGACGAGGGCATCCCGACCGGGATCAAGGGCCTGCTCATCGACACGACGCTCGCGATCGACGACGGCGCCAGGCGCGCGATCATCGACAACCTCGCCGTCGAGCTCGCGGACAACGAGGGCCTGCCAGTGTCGGGCCCGCTGGCGACTCGAGCGGAGCGCGGCCGCTCGTCGCTGCAGGCCCGCTACCTCGGCACCCGCAAGGTCCGCTTTGACCCGGCCCTGCATCCTGACTACCGCTACGACATCGACCTGACATGACGAGGATCGCCCTTCCGTTCGGCGTCCAGCACTACCAGCACCGTCACCGCGGCGCCGGCAGCTCCGTCGCCATCAACATGATGCCCGCGGCGCAGGCGCCGGGCGGCGCGGCCCCGATCGTGATGCAGAAGGTCGATCCGTTCGACGAGTACCTTGCAAGCGACGCCCTGGGCGATGGGGCGACCGGCCCTTTCCCGTCAGGCGGGCAGTTCAACGATGGCCTCGAGATTGCGGTCCGAGTGCGCGGAATGCGGGCAATCGGAGCTCACCTCTACGTCGTCGTCGATGGCAGCGTCCTCAAGCAGGGCGCGACCGGCGGGGCCACGCCCTCGAGCGGCGCCGCGATCGCCGGCACGGGCCGCGTGTGGATGGAGCACAACGGCACCCAGCTCGTCATCGTCAACAACCTCGGGAACGGGTACGTTGTGACCCTTTCCACGATGGTCGTGGCGCAGATCGCGGACCCCGACTTTCCGCTCGTGTCGTGGGTGCAGTTCCTCGACCAGTACTTCCTGTTCGGCGTGAAGGGCGAGAGCCGCATCATCGCCAGCGCTCTCGCGGACCCGCTCACCTACGATGCGCTCGACACGGCCAGCGCGGAGACCAACCCGGATCCGCTGCTCGCAGGCCTGCGCGACCATCGTGATCTGCTGCTGTTCGGCACCGAGACCACCGAGTTCTGGTACAACAACGAGGCCGCGACCGGCCTGCCGTTCGCTCGAGCTCCGGACGGCGCCATCGAGGTCGGCATCGGCG